CTAGTGGGGACAAAGATTTATACCTTAGAAAAGCATGTAAGAAACTAGATAGACAAACTTTAAGAGGTATAAAAGCACTAGCAACACAGGCCTTAGAGTTCCCGAGGGCAATTAGGACAGATTATTATAATGTTAATTATCCTAATACTACATTAAGATTTACTGCGGATTGGGTAGTAGAAGAATCAGTAAGTCAAGCGGTTAAGGACGCTCAAGTAGAAGAGGCTATTACAATCGCAACCTATGGAGCGCAAGCAAACAAAAGAATTGAGTTACAGAATCAAGGTGTTAAATCATTCTCTTTAGGTAACTTATCGGAGAATTACGGTCCTGGAATTAAAGCGGGAGTTACCAAATTACTAAGTACAAACGCAACAGAACTTATTAGGTATTATCTTTGTGGGGCGGTGGGTATTGTATGATTAATGCATATACTAATCAGACAGTAACACTTAAAACTAAAGGTGTAGTTAATGCCTATAATGAGCCTGCGTACACTAGTACAAGTATAAAAGCAAGATTTGAGTATAAGAGAAGAATGACTAGGAATGCGCTAGGCGAAACTATTGTATCACTGGCAACGTGTTACACTAACATACAAGTTAAACCAGATGATTTAGTTGTATTTGATGGTGTTGACTGGGTAGTGTTAACGGTGGCTAATGTTGTGGACCTATTCGGTAACAGTTCTCACTATGAGGTGATGTTATAATGGCTAGTATTAACCAAAATATTAGGGATATCGAACGAAATATAATATCAGCTGTTAAACGTGCGGTTGAAGATGTCGCTTTAGACTTGCAAGGTAAATCGCAATTATTAGCGCCAATTGACACAGGTGATTTAAGAGGTAGCGCAAGCACAACGCCAGTTAAAGTAGTTGGCAATATTGTAACATGTCAAGTTGGATTTTCTCAAGAATACGCACTAAAACAACATGAAAATATGAGTTATAACCATCCAAGGGGCGGACAAGCAAAATATTTAGAAGAACCAATGAAAAGAAACGAAGGTAGATATAAACAAAGTATTAAAAATGCTGCGAGGGGTGGTGTTGGATAATGGGTTTATGTTTAGATATGTCGGTTTTGATTACTACAGAAGCTAATATTTTTATTGGAGATAAGCCAGATACTCCAAATAACCTTATATGTATTTACGATACTGGTGGCTATGATTCAGAGATACAAATGGATAAAAGTGTAGTTGAAAGACCTACTTTTATGGTAAAAATAAGAGATGTTTCTTATGTAAATGGTTTATCGAGATGCGAAACGATAAAATCGTTGTTAACCACACTAACAAACATAACAATTAACACTCACTTATATATTGAAATATTTCAAGTCGGTGGGGTTAATGCTTTAGGCAAGGATGATAAGAATAGATGGGAATTTTCTTTAAATTTCAAAACTAGATTAATTAGATAAAAGGAGGAAACAAAATGCCAAGCTTAGGAAAAAGTGCTTTAGGAACAACCCTTTCATGGGCAGGAACAGCAATAGCAGAATTAGACAAAATAGGTGGTATTGAGATAAGCGCAGACGCTCAAGAGATTACAACATTAGGAGATACTGCAAAAACTTATATAAGCGGTATTCCAGATGGTGGCGAAGTAACAATTGAAGGATTCTTTTATCCTGGTGATACTAACGGTCAAGTGCATCATGGGGATTCAATGCGCTAGTAACTAAATTCTCTACTGGTGATGTAGAAATTGAAGGTGGATTAAGATTTACCGCAACATTAAAAGTAACAGGATTACCAACATTAAGTATTACTGCAAGCACAGGATTAACTACTGCATTTTTTGCAATATCTAATAGTGCGGTTATTATACCAGCGCCAGCAAACGCAGTATATACGTATGTTGCAACAGTATTGACCGCAGTATCAGGTGTAACAGTAACGCCTACAGCAACCGCAGGAGTTATAACTGTAAATGGTAATGTTGTAGTAACAGGTCAAGCCTCTTCAACGATAGCATTAGGCGCAGCAGGTAGCGTTACACCTATTACAATAGCAGTAACTGAAACAGGTAAAGTGCCAAAAACTTATACAATCAACTTAGCAAGAGCATAATAATAATTATAATAATTCAAGATTGTGAGGGGTGTGAGAAATCATGCCCCTCCTCTCTTTTTAAATTTGAGGAGGAATAAGAAAATGAATAATGATATGGTGATTGTAAAATTAGATAAAATTAGACATATGAAATTAACAAATAAGGCTATGAAAATGTTAGAAAAGACATTTAAGGCTAATATAAGCGAAGTATTAAAAAGAATGGATAGTTTAAGCATTGACGAAATGACAACTATTATACACGCAGGGCTTATCCATGAAGATAAAGACTTGAATTATGGCGTTGTTGAAGAGTTATTAGAAGAGCATTGCACATTAGGGGATATGCTTAAATTAATCGTAGAAGCCTTTAAATTAGCAATGGGTGTTGAGGAAGAGGAAACTAAATCCCCAAACGTTTAGACGATGGTGTTATTGAAAGTAATAATAATGGCATCGATTGGAAAGAAATATATAAAACATCTATACAAGCAGGATTAAGCATATTTGAAATTGATAATATGACGATATACGAAGTCAAGATAGTAATTGAAGTAAAGAATAAGATGTTAAAACAATTATCTGAAGACACAATGAATATGGCCATTATAAACGCATATTACACAGAGATCTTTAGAAGACAAAATAGAGAGAAGAAATTACCACCACTTAAAACATTCTTAGTCGATTACACAAAAGAAATTATTGAAGAAGACAAAGAAAAGAATAGTTTAAAAATGTTAGAAATAGCAAAAAGTTTACACGCAATGTATGGTGGTAATACGATAGTGAATTAGAAAGGAGCGTAAACATGTCTACAGTTGGTAGTATAGACGTACAGATACGAGCCGATATAAGTAATTTACAACAGAATCTTAGAACTATGCAAAGCCGATTACAATCAGCTACAAGCAACGTTGCAACACAAACAAACAGTATAGCTAATTCATTCAAAAATATGTCTAAAATGATTGGTACATCTATTGCCACATATGTTGTTTTCAAGGGTTTAGACTTAATGACAAATGGTCTAATGAATACCATCAAAGTATACAATCAATTTGAATCGGCAAGCATGGGGTTAAAGAGTATATTAGATGCACAAGGTAAAAGCTTTTCAGATGCTCAAGCATTTATTAAGTCTTATGTTAGTGATGGATTAATACCGATGTCAGATGCGGTAACTGCTTTTAAAACGTTGTCAGCAGCAGGATATAACGTTGAAGAAACTGAAAAAGTAATGTTAAGGTTAAAGGATGCATCGGCATTTGGCAGACAAGCAAGTTTAACAATGGGCGAAGCGGTTAGAAGTGCTAGTGAAGGTATAAAAAATGAAAATTCAATTTTGTTAGATAATAGTGGTATAACCAAAAATTTGTCTTTAATGTGGGCAGATTATGCAAAGTCAATTAGCAAAGGTGTTAATAGTCTTAGCAGACAAGAAAAAATCCAAGCGGTAGTTAATGGAATAATGGAAGAATCAAAATTTCAAGTTGGAGATGCTGCAAAGTATTCAGCAACTTTAGGCGGTGGATTAGCTGCATTAAGTTCACAATTTACTATGTTGAAAGGTGCAATCGGTGCAGTTTTTGCACCTGCTTTAGCTGCGGTTATGCCTTTTGTTACTGAAGCCATTGCAAAGTTTACTATATTTGCTAACACAATGGCATCTTTAAGCAAATTCCTTTTTGGAACTAGTGCAGCACAAAAGACAACTACCAAAACAACAACTACTGGTGCAAAAGCCGCAGCAGATATGAGTAAAGGCGAAGATAAAGTCAAAAAAAGTGTTAAAGATGCAGGAAAGGCAATAAAGGATAATTTACAAAGTTTTGATGAATTAAATACTATACAAAAAGAAACAGCCGAAGCAGCAGAAGCATCGGCAGACGCTAGTAATACAAAAGACAATACAAGCACGACAACACTAGAAGTTACAGTAGACCCAATGGTAGAAGCAGCGGTAAATAATTTTAAGGCTATGTTAGAACAACTTAAAATAGATTTTAAACCAACGATAGAAGCTATAGGAGAATTAGAATTAGCATTAAAGCCATTAAAAGATTTTGTGTTTACTAATATTGAAAACTTTTATACCAACGCATTAAAACCAATTGGTGATTGGGTTGTAGGTGAAGGGTTGCCTAAATTTATAAAAATAACCGCTAAAATGCTAGAAGATGTAGACTATGTTAAAATTACAACATACCTTAATGAATTTTACAAATCAATAGAACCGTTTGCAAAGGCAGTAGGTGAAGGATTATTATGGTTCTACGAAAAAATATTAGTACCTATTGGAACGTATGCCATTAACGAGTTATTACCCCCATTTTTAGATATATTAACTACTTTAATAAAAGGACTAACAGCAGGAATAAAAGATGGCAAGAAACACTTTGAATGGTTTTATGACAAATGGCTACTGCCTTTAGCTACTTGGACAGGCGGTATTGTAGCTATAGCTTTAAAAGGAATAGCAAGTGCTTTAAAAAAAGTTAGTGATTGGATAACTGAAAACGATGAATTAGTTGATGCAATGACTAAAATAGTAGTTGGATTTTTTGCAGCATGGAAAGTAATTGATATTATTTCGTTTATAGAATTAACAGGTGGCATTGTTGGAGCATTTGGTAGAATTAAAGCTGCCATATGGGCTTGTACTGGTGCAATAGCAATTAGTAATTTAGAAACTATGTACTTAAAGGTATTATATGCAGGAGATTTTATTAAAAGTATTTTTGCGGTAACGAAAGCCTTTTGGCTATCTACTTCAGCGCTAGTTGTAAATAGGTTAGAAACTCTTTATCTACAATTATTATACGCAGGTGATTTTATTAGAAGTGTTTGGGCGGTAACTAAAGCGCATTGGTTATTTAATGCTGCAATGGTAGCCATGCCTTGGGTGTTAGCAATTGCAGGAATAGCAGCATTAGTTACAGCATTTATATATTTAATGGAAACAAACGCAAAGTTTAGAAAAGGGATTGCCGATTCAATGGGTGGATTATCTATCTTTGTTAATACAATATATAACGGTGCAATAATAGCATTTAATGATTTTAGAATAGCTGTTATAGATATGGCAGCCGATGGAACTACCGCATTGCTTGACAATTTTATAAACCCAGTAATTAAGGGGCTAAACAAAGTTATAAGCCTATCTAATGAACTTGCAGGAACAAACTTCGACAGCGTAAAGGAAATAAAATTTAATTCAATTGCATATTTAAATGAAAGACAAGATTATATGAATCAAAACAGAGAAGCAATCACAAGAGCGGACCAAATGTTATCAAAGGCAAACGCAATTTCAGCCGAGGTTGATAATTATTTTGCCACTCTAGGTAAAGACCCAAAATCCATAGGTGCAACTATTAATAACCTTGCATCAAAATTAACTAAAGATACAGAAACAGTAAAATCAGGGATACAAACCAATGTAGGTACGCCAGACAGCGTTAGTGATTCCACAGCAAAAACCAAAAAAGATAATGCTTTAAGTCAAGCGCAAACATTAGCTAATCAATATAAAAATAGTCTTGCAGACCAATTGAGCATAGGGAATATTTCAAGTGACCAGTTTAAAAAAGATAAAGCTAGACTTGACGCTATTGTAAATTTAAGTCAAGCTAATATACCTAAATTATCAAGTGGTGGTATAGCATCAAGTGCAACAATGGCAGTAATCGGCGAGGGTAAATATAGTGAAGTAGTACAACCATTAGGTGGCCCGAAATATGATGCATTAATTGAAGGCGTAGCGAATGCAGTAATATCAGCAATGTCTATAACATCACAAAACAACAAGCAAAGCGGAGATATCACATTACAAGTTGACGGAAAAACAATTGCAAAAGTATTAAATCCATATATTGAAAGCGAACAAAAACGTTCTAACACACGATTAGTATTATCAACATAAGAAGGAGTTGGTAGATATAATGATTACAATTAATGGTACTTCCCTATCCCCTAACCCTTCGGAATTTAGTGTCGATATTATGGACATAACAGAGGGTGTTAGGAATGGTAACGGTGACGGAATATTTGACAGAATAAATACAAAAAGGAAAATGTCTTTAAGTTGGAAATATTTGAGTAATAGCGAACTATCAACATTGTTAAGTTTGTTTAGTTCTAATTTTATGGTTACGGTAGTATATCCAGACCCTTTGACAGGTGCAGACAGAACAGGGACATTTTATCCTGGCGACCGAAATAACGGAGCATTTAAATATAGTAGTGGTTCTGTTACTGGATGGATTGGAACTAAATTTAATCTCATAGAAGTTTAGGAGGTGCAAGATGTTAAGCACTACTACAGAGTTTCAAAATGAATTAACCACATTAACAAAGGCTAGAGATATTTACGGTAAGGTTGAGTTTAGACAAATAGACACAACCGCTTTTGCAGATTGTACTCCTACTTCAACTAGTACCGATAGCATATCAGATATAAGCCTAATCAATAATGATTTAGATAATGCTGCTATAAATTACTCAACGTTTGAAAATGATAGGTGGGTGTTAGATGGGAGTTTCAAGTTACTCCCCTCTTCTTCTTATCTTGATATGGGATGGTGGGGAGATTTTAGTAACGCAAGTAACATTTCAACAAAACTATTTTCGCCAAACATAACAATTACAAGGACATTTACAATAGACCATTCTAGTATAGGTATAACTATTTTCTTCGATACTTTAAATAATGAATATGCAGAGGATTTTGATGTTAAATACTATGATTCTTCAGATACTTTAATTCAAACAACAAATGTAATTGCAAACACAGATAGCTTTTACATTAATGAAATAGCAGTAAGTAACTACAGAAAAGTCGAGATAGTATTAAAAAAATGGTGTTTAGGTGGTAGACGTGCAAGGATAAGCGAGGTACTTGCAGGAGTATCTAAAATATATTCTAAAAGTAATGGTAAACTAATAACATTTACACAAAACGAAGAATTAGATGTTACGTTATCTAAAATAGTACCGACATCATTAGATTTCTCTATAGATAATCAAAGCAAAGAATATGATATCTTAAATCCTTCAGGAATATATTCATATTTACAAAAAACACAAGAAATTAACTGTTACATAGGCGCTATGATTAACGGTTACATTGAATATATTAGTTTAGGAAAGTTCTTTTTAGAGGATTGGAAAACTAACCAGAACGCATTAGAAGCTAAATTTTCGGCAATTGATATATTAGGACTAATTGAAAAGAAAACTTACTATAAAGGCTTAAAACAAAGCATAACACTATATGATTTAGCGGTTAGTGTATTACAAGATTATGGGCTAACATCAGTAGATTATAATA